ACTCGGTTTAATTCGGAGACGAACACCGGCACGGCGTTCCCGATTGCCTCCACGATCACCGTCCCAGCCGACGCCTCGCTGATCGTGGTGGGCAAGGACAACTCAATTAACCTCACCGAGAACGAGTCGATCTACGTCACGGCGAGCGCGGCGAATGATCTGGTTGTGGATGCGAACTGGAAGGAGCTGTCGTGAGCAGCGTAGGCGACCCCTGCTACCGCGACCGCGACGGCGTTGCTCATCTAGGGCTGCCGCATCGCGTGCGTCTGTCGGACGGCTCAACTCGCACCGACGCGAGCCAGTGGTTTGATGACGAGGCCGTTCGCGAAGAGACTGGCTGGAGCGAGTCGACTCTTACGCAGGATGACATCAACCGCCTGTTTCCGCCGCCGCCGATGCCAACGTGGCTCGAGGCTGGCTTTGAGACACCAGGCGGCTGGCGGCTCGGATGGCAGCCCGACGACGTTGCCCTGCTCACTGGCTTGTACGTTCTCGCCAGTCGCGCAAACGAACTCGGAGTGTCGCAGCCGGTTGTCGTGACCGACACGGTGGGCGAGCGGCACACGCTGACGTTTTCAGAGTTTGAGTCGCTGATGCTCGCCTACGGCGCGGCTCGGGCTGCGGCGAGTGCTTACACGAGGGAGGGCGAGTAATGCCAGCACTAACGGGGCTCAATTCTGAGGCCAGCGGCGTCTGGACGCTGCGAGATGCGGAGCGGTTCCGAAGGGCGGGGACGTGGCCGAGTGCACCGTCTGCCCCCAGCGCGCCTACAAGCGTCACGGGAACAGCCGGAAACGCTCAAGCCGCGCTGTCGTGGGCCGCACCCGCAAGTAACGGCGGCGTTCCGATAGCCGACTACATAGTGCAGTTCAGTAGTGACAGCGGCAGTAGTTGGACGACGTTTGCTGACGGAGTTTCGGCGGTCACGTCCGCAACGGTCACGGGTCTAACAAACGGGACGACGTATGTGTTTCGCGTTGCGGCTGTCAACAGTGCGGAAGTGCATGGCGACTTTTCAGCGCCAAGTGCAAGCGTAACGCCATCGGCAGTGTCGTTCGTACAAATTCCAGAAATGACAAGCAATAGCTTGCCATCTGGTCAAGTGTTGACGTTTGGAAGCGTGCTTAACGGGTATCTGGATGACGGCTCCGCTGCCGCATGGTTCTGGTTTGCTAGGAAGAGTAGCGGCGGCTCTTCGCTCATACCGGACACAGCTAATCAGCCGGTAATTGACAGCGCAACCGCAAACTCAGGCGTAGGATATATGTTTGCGAGCGGAGCTTCGCTCGTCAGTGGATTTCAGATTGCGCAGAGCGCACGTGTTGGGGGACATTACGCGGCTGCTTTTACGTTTCAAGGGAGCAACGACGGCGTAAGCTGGACAACTATTAGCACTCACTCAGGGCTATCTGGCGGCTTTTGGGCGCCAGGCGTGGTGAGGTCATTTAGTTTTTCCCCGGCCGTTGCCTACTCTCGTTACAGGTGGCTGATGACTAGCGCACCTAATCAATATGTCGAATGGTCTAGGGTGCAGCTCTTGCCATGACCGCCCTCTACTACACCATCTGCGACTACGAAACGTGGCATCACGCCCGCGATATTTTCACGGTGCTGGCGCTTGGCTATTTGGTGGTTCGTTCGTAGCTCGCGGCGTGGCAGTTGACGCATCTGCCACCCTATTCGCATGGCAAGGACACGCCGCCGACGCACGATCTACATCAACGGCCAGCGGTGGAAAATCCAATGGGATGCTCCGCTGCGTGGCGAGGTCTACGGCATGTGCGACTACGCCACCCGCACGATTCAATTGCGGCGCGGGCAAAACGTCTCGGACCTCGTGGACACCATCATCCATGAGATCGTTCACGCCCGTTGGCCCGACCTTGATGAGTCAGCGGTGATCGACATCAGCGAGACGATTAGCGGATTCCTTGACGCATCCGGTTTGCTCATCCCCGACCACGAGGAGTGACGCATGGGCGGCGACGTGATTACCGATATGGCAAAGCGTCTCGCCGAGAAGTTTCCAGACGCCCCGGCTCGCACGCTGGCCCGCCGCCTGGTCAAGGAAACCAACGGGGCGGTCACGGTTCACCAAGCCCGCATGAGAATCCAACGGCAGTTCGGCGTCCACGGGAAGCGGCACCGCAAGAACATTAAGCCCGTGGCACCACGCAAGCCGAGGCAGGCTGGCAAGGTCTACGCCATGCCGCCGAGCGTTGCCGAATCGTGGACGCCGTTTCGGTTTGACGTGCTCGGACCTATCGGCATCCTGTCCGACGTGCATGTGCCCTACCATTCCGAGACGGCAGTGCGGGCGGCCGTGGAGTTCCTCAAGGGGCAACACCTTGCGGGCATCTTGCTCAACGGTGACATCGCCGACTTCTACGCCATTTCTCGCTACATGAAAGACCCGACAAAACGGGATTTCAAGGGCGAGCTCGTGGCGGTGCAGGAGTTTCTGGAGTGGCTCCGTTCGGAGTTCCCCGGCATCCCGATTGCCTACAAGGCTGGCAACCACGAAGAGCGGTGGACGCACTGGTTATGGCAGCACGCCGCAGAGATCAGTGACGATCCCCGCATGAGCCTCGTGGCGTGGCTCGACCTCAACACGCACGGCATTGAGTGGGTGGAGGATCAACGCCCCGTGATGCTCGGGAAACTGCCCGTGCTCCATGGCCACGAGCTGCCCAAGGGCATGGCGGCCCCAGTCAACGTCGCCCGCGGCGCGTTCCTGCGGACCCTGTCCACCGTGCTGGTCGGCCACTCTCACCGCACGAGCAACCACGCCGAAGCCGACATGTGGCACCGCGAGACCGGCTGTTGGTCCACGGGTTGCCTGTGTGACTTGCGGCCGGACTACGCACGGATCAACAGGTGGAATCACGGTTTCGCCGTGGCGACGGTCCACAAGGGCGGCGCGTTTGACGTTCACAACTATCGGGTCATGAGTGATGGCACCGTCCGTTCTGCTTGACGCCGACTACATAACGGCAGCAGAGCAACGCGCCCGCCGATTCTCGGGTGCCTACACGGGCACCAGCGGCACGCTCGCCGCCGACGTTCTCCGCCTCATCACCGAAAGGGACAACCTCATGCAGACGATTGCCGACCTTGAAGCGTCCAACGCCGCACTCCGCCAGGCTGTCGAGTCTCGCCTTGAGGGCAGCGGCGAAGAGACGGTCGAGCCCACGGCGATCGACGACGCAGGCGAGGCGGCGATCCCGATGGATTGGATTCTGCAGGGCGAACGGGAGTTGCATGACGAGCAATCGTTTGTCGGAGATGGCGTCATGCGCGCGCCAAATGAATGCCCTGCCGTCAGCCCGTCGGAGCGTTTGCTGTTGGATGCTGCTGCGGCCGTCCGCGATCGTCGCCAAAAATACGGCCCCCCACTGGATCACTTCTCAATCACTGCCGCGCTCATCAACGCCGCGTTTGGCACAACCTTCACTGCAAAGGATTGGGCCACGTGCATGATGCTTGACAAGATCGCACGGTCTCGAGGCCCGCTAGACCACCCAGACAACGACATCGACGCCGCTGGCTATGCCGCTTGCCGGGCAGAGTCCAGGGCACCATAGCCCCGGTCGAAGCGTTGCTTGTCGTGCGAACCTAAATGCACGGAGGCTGACGTGGTGGCACTCATGCGGCGGCCAGGGCCGGTCAAGCGTGGCACGCCCACGCAACGGTACTGGGCTGCCGCTACGAAACGCTGCGATCTCTCCCGGCGCGACCTGGAGCAACTCGCCTACCGGCTCGGGTGTCGCGTCGATTCCGTGCGGCGGGCGATTGAATTGGGACTCATCAAATGATTTCCGCCGCACCGCTGCAAGCCGCAAGCGACCTGCCGAGCCTCGCCGAGAAAGTGCGGGCGTTCATCTCAATTGCCAAGGTCAAGGCCGCTGACGGGCTGACCGTCGCCGAGTTCGGTGAGCTCGCCGTGGCGCTCTTGCGCGTGGCGATCGCGGCGGCTGACGCCATCCCGGTGGACGGTGCCGAGCGCAAGGCGTTTGTGCTCAACGCCGTGGGCTTGCTCTTTGATGAGGTGGCCGACAAGTGCGTGCCGTTCATGGCGTGGCCCATCTGGCTCATTGTCCGCCCGGCCGTGCGTTCGCTCGTGCTGCTCGCCGCCGCTGGTGCCATTGAATCCCTGCTGCCGCTCGTGAGGAAAACCACCCGATGATTGCGTCCCTGCTCGTTGGCTCGGCCCTGCTCCTGTTGTTCTCTCCGTGGGTCATCGCTCAGGCGGTGCGGCTGTTCCCGGCCCCCGGCGTGGCCGCCTCTCCCGCTGGCGTTTCGTATCAGGCCGCCATCAGCGATCTGGCCAGCGTTCGCAAGCGGCTTGTTTCGACGCAGCAACTGGACGACAAGAGCAAGGCCGCGATCGACACCCTGACGCTTGCCCTGGTGGCAGGGAGCGACCAGTGAGCATCCGCCACGTCATCGCCACGGTCATGTTGTTTGCGGGCGTTGTAATGGGCCTGGCCAATCGGGACGCAAGCCCGACGCCTGTGCCGGTGAACGGCGACATCAGTCTCGCCGGAAAGTTCGCCGGCCCGACTGCGGCAAATGATGCTGCAATCACCGCAGGCATGTTTAATGAACTAGCCGACGAGCTTGAATACGACGGGATGCGTGCCGGCGGGCCGCACCTGACGACCGGCGTTGCGTTTGACGACCTGCGGACACGGGCGTTTGAACTGCGGTGCCGTGGCCAGAAGATTGGCGACCGTCAGCCAAGGGCGAGGGACGCCATCAAGGCGTACATGACGGCGAAGGTCGGCGTCTCGGGTGGGCCGGTCGGCCCCGAGCAGCGAGCCGAGTGGGTGAAGGCCCTGCGCGAGATCGGGAGGGCCGCCGCCGATGCGTCGCGTTGATTCGTGGCACTGGCGAGCCTCCGCCGCCGTCGTGCTGATTGCGATTGCCGCCATGGTGGCGCTGCGTTCGGCCATGGTGCTGGAGCGTTCCATCGGCTCCGACAACTTCGGCTATACGCCCGATCCCGAGGCGACGCGAGCGTTTCTCGGGGAACTGGAGCACCCGCTATTCCGTGACGCCGGCGCCGAGGTCATCGCCCAGGCCAAGGGACGCGACGCCTACCTATACCGCTACGCCGACAAGGCACATCGAGCGGTCTACGGGCAGCCGTTTGGGCCGTGGAATCAAGGGCCACATGGCTCGTGCGTGTCGTTCGGCTGGGGCATGGGCTCCTACATCGGGCAGGCGGTCGATTGGGCCACCGGCCAACTGCCGAGCCCGCCGCGCCTGGTGGCCACAGAGCCGATCTACGGGGGCTCTCGCACCGCCGGACGGCTTCCGCCGATCACATACGCTGGCTTTTCGGAGGGCTCGTACGGGGCTGCTGCCGCACGCTGGGTGGCAGGGCTCAAGAACGGCACCGGCGGCATCCTCTACCGCCAGAAGTACGGCGACACCGACTTGAGCGTCTACAGCATCCCGCTGTCGAAAAATTGGGGCGCGTACGGCGTGCCGGCCCCGCTGGCGAAAGAGGCGAACACGCACACCGCGCGAGCGGTCGCCCTGGTTGAGACGTGGGACGGGCTGGCGGCGGCGCTTGAATCGGGCATGTGCGTGCCGATCTGCTCCAACGTCGGCTTCGCTAACCAAGACCGTGACGCCGATG